CCGACAGTCAGGCTGCTAAGGCGAAAGCTTCGCAACTTTTCTGATCGTGACTTTCTGCTTTTAGCCGGAGACCCAGTGGCCATCGGGCTTGCATGCGCAGTTGCTGCAGCATACAACTCAGGCCGTTTTAGTGTTTTGAAGTGGGATCGTCGTGAAAAGATGTATATCCCAGTTAAGATTGATATCACAGAGAATGGAGAAAGAGATGACTAACGTCAATATATTTGAAGAAGATGCAGGCGCACTGCAAGTCAAGAACGAAGACCTGTCTTCCGTTGGCGCTTTGGCTAAACGGGCCAAGGAGTTGGAAAAGGAAATCGACGACATCGAAGATGTGCTTAAAGAGCGCAAGGAACAACAACGCAAGTTGCTTGAAGACACCATCCCCGGCATGCTCTCTGAGCTTGGCATGAAGTCCTTCAAGATGGCTGATGGCAGCCAGATCGACATCAAGCCTTTCTACAGTGCAAGCATCAAGGAAGAAAAGCGCGCACAAGCCTACGAGTGGCTACGCGAAAAAGGCTTTGACGACATTATCAAGAACACAGTGTCCGTGCGGTTTGGTCGTGGTGAAGACCAACTGTGCGAGGCACTCCTCAATCTACTGCGCGAGCAAAACTACCCAGTTGAGCAAGCACAGAAGATCGAACCCCAGACCTTGAAAGCTTGGGTTCGCGAAATGGTGGAACGCGGTAGCGAGTTCCCCACAGAGCTTTTCGGCGCATACGTGGGCCAAAAAGCAACCATCAAATCAGCATGAACTTAAGGAAATTAAAATGGCTAAGAACGAAGTAGCAGTAAAAGAGACCAACGCAATTGCATTGGCGGGTGACTTTGAGCAGGACGCTCAGAGCGGTTTTGAGAACATGAGTCAGGACGATTTTGCCCTGCCATTCTTGAAGCTCTTGACCAACACAAGCCCTGAGGTAGGTGAAATGGACGGTGCCTTGCCGGGCATGGTTCTGAACAGCGTCACGGGACAGTTGTATGACGGCAAAAAAGGCCTCATGGTGTTGCCAGTAGCTTATGTGCGTCAGTACATTGAGTGGGCTCCACGTGGTTCAGGCTCTGGCGCGCCGATGAATATTTATCCCGCCACGTCTGACATCCTAAGCCGCACGCACCGCGAACCGGGCGACAACAAGGACTATCTCGATAACGGCAACTACATCGAGAACACAGCAAACCACTACGTGATGATCATTGGCGACTCTGGTATTCCTGAGCCTGCATTGATTACCATGAAGTCAACGCAACTCAAGAAGTCGCGCAAGTGGAACAGCATGATGATGTCCACAAAGATGATGGGAGCCAACGGCCCCTTCACTCCTCCGATGTACTCACAGGTGTATCGCCTGACGACACAAGCCGAGTCCAACGACAAGGGTAAATGGTTCGGTTGGGAAGTCGAGAAGATTGGTCCTGTCGAAGACATGAACGCTTACAAAGCGGCCAAGTCCTTTGCTACCCAAGTGGGTACAGGCGAAGTAAAGGTTAAGCACGAGCACGAGAGCGCCCCAAACGCTAACGACGTACCGTTCTGATTACCGGGGGGAAAGTTTGACAAGGTATGCTTTTCGAAAGCTTGCAGACGACTTGTCATTCCGGTACCCCCACCTTTATAGAGTGAAGCATGACCGACATAACAAAATTCAAAGCGATATTCAGCGGTCTGGATATAGCTTACGGAACCTACCGTATCAAAAAGGAGCGCGGTGATGGAAAGCAAGCAGGGCAGGCCACGGTGGTCAGGAAACCCCCGACAGACGACCTTTGGGTACAGCATCTTGAGGGTGTCGATCCTTCCCTTGGCATTATTCCTATACGTGCTGACAATACTTGTATTTGGGGCTGCATCGATATTGACCAGTACCCTTTGGACCATAAAGGCTTGGTGGAAAAGGTTGCGCAGCTAAAGCTGCCAATGGTTGTCTGCCGCAGTAAATCTGGAGGAGCACATGTCTTCTTATTTTCTAGGGAGCCGGCTCCGGCTCGGGAATTCCAAGAATATCTTAAAAATGCGGCAGCACTCCTCGGTGAAGCGGGCCGTGAGATTTTTCCTAAGCAATCAGAGATTTTGGTTGAGCGAGGCGACACCGGAAATTTTCTCAACCTACCGTACTTTGGGGGCGACAATGGTACGCGGTATGCATTCAATGCCGACGGGTCCGCAGCCACGCTTGAAGAGTTCTATGCGCTCTATGAAGCGGCCGTCCAAGAGTTGCCGTTTACTTTTCCAGAGCCGCCGAAACAAGCGGAGAGTCCCGTCAAAGATGGTCCGCCTTGCCTACAGGCTTTGTGCGCCCAAGGCTTTCCCGAGGGCACCCGTAACAATGGCCTATTCAACATTGGAGTCTTTCTTAAGCGCGCATTCCCCGCAGCGTGGGAAGACAAGATGGTCGAGTACAACTTCAAGTATGTATCCCCACCGCTTCCAAACAACGAAGTCCAAATACTTGTCAAACAGGTTGGCAAGAAAGAATACCTTTACAAGTGCAAAGATGCGCCGCTTAATAGCTTTTGCAACTCCGGCCTCTGCCGCACGCGCAAATTCGGCATCGGAACAAACGGTCCTGATGCGCCTCAGATAGCATCGCTGTCCAAGTACGCCAGTGAGCCACCCCTGTGGTTTCTTGATGTCAATGGCCGCCGCGTTGAACTGGACACCGAGAGCTTGTTCACGCAAGTGGCTTTCCAAAAGTCCTGTTTAGAAAAACTCAACGTGCTGCCGCCCACCTTGCGCAAGCAAGACTGGGAACAAATGCTCAACGCCCTTCTTAAAGAGATGGTGGAGACAGAGCAAATCACCGAGGCCCCAGAGGACACAAGCGTTACTGGCCGCTTCATGGATCTGCTTGAAGAATTCACAACGCACATGCAAGAAGCAATGGACCGAGAAGAGATGCTCATGGGCCGCCCATGGACGGATGTCGATGAAGCAAAAACTTACTTCCGGATTAAGGACCTTGAAGCGCATTTGAAGCGTAACAACTTCATTGGCCTGACCGCCCCCAAGATGGCTCAGCGCCTTCGCGATGTGGGTGGAGAGCCCATTCCGCTTTTTCTTAAAGGACGCACTGTGCGCTGTTGGCGTATTCCGCGCTTTCAGAAACAGGACGCACCGTTCGAGTCACAAACCAAACGTACCATAGGGAGCCCATTTTGAAAAAAGATGAACTAAGCAAAGTAGATCTCGTCATAGGTAACGCATACATAGATGCGCTCGCCTGTGGTGTAGGCATTGTCAAACTCACTTATATGGCTGGAGGTCGCATGGAAATGGACAGTGTGCCAATTGAGGAGTTCTACAAGTTGAGTGAAGAGCTTCGATGGCGCGCAGCCAATATGAAAAAGGATAAGTGATGTTAAAAATTGACGGACACGACGATGCCATTCTCGGCCCTGCTTTAATCTGGGGTAACGGATCCCGTATATCAGTTCTGGTATACGACGCAGAAGCCATTCGCACAACGCTCATGGAGCGAGACAACATGGAAGCCGACGAAGCACGCGAATACATTGAGTTCAACATCGAGGGCGCTTACATGGGCCCCGACACACCTATCCTTGTCTGGCCCGACGATTTGTGGGACGAGGAGTATGACTGATATCCGCAAGGTCTTTGGCCCTCCGGGATCTGGCAAGACAACATACCTTCTGAACGTTGTTGACCGCGAGTTGGCAGCCGATCTGTCTTCAATGCAGATCGGCTATTTTTCTTTCACCAAGAAAGCAGCAACAGAGGCCAAGGACCGAGCGATTGCGAAGTTTCCTGCATTGAATGCTAGGACCGACTTCCCCTATTTCAGAACCCTGCACAGCTTGGCTTTCCACTGCCTAGCCGTTAAGGTGGACTTCATGATGAAGCCCGCGGATTACAGGGAGTTTGCGGCGGAGGCCGGCATACAAATGAACGTGGTCCAAGAAGATGATGTGGACATGGCCAAGGCCGATAACCCCATTCTGAACGAGATTAACCTAGCCCGCATCCGTGGAGTAGACCTGCGCGAGCACTACAACCAGTGCGGTCTCGACATCGAGTGGCATCACTTTGAGTTTGTCGAAAGATCGTATCGGCACTACAAACGTAGCAAAGAACTCCTCGACTTTACCGACCTTCTGGAAATGATTGTGGTGCAGCCTGAGCGCCTTCCATCATTGGAAGTGCTGATTGTTGACGAAGCACAGGATTTGTCCCGCCTGCAGTGGCAGCTTGTCGAGTCTCTTGCTAAAAAATCCAAACGGGTATTCCTCGCCGGCGACGACGATCAGGCAGTGTTCACTTGGGCAGGGGCAGATGTCAAGAGCTTCTTGTCATTTGAGGGCCAGATCACAGTCCTTGATCAGTCCTACCGCGTCCCATCAATAGTCCACAAGCTTGCCAACAAAGTTGTGCAGCAGATCCAAGAGCGTCAAGAGAAAGAATGGAAGCCCCGCGACTATGAGGGCGCTGTCATGACTTACTACCGGTTTGAAGATGTACCAATTGATGATGGTCAGTGGCTCATTATGGGCAGCACCAACTATCTTTTGAACCCTATCCATGAATGGCTCAGGGCCTCTGGAATCCTTTTTGAGCGCTCAGGTGTACCAAGCCTTAGCCTGACCCTTTTAAAAGCCGTACAGGCATGGGAAAAGCTGCGCAAAGGGGCTTTCCTGTATGGCGATGAGATCAGCAACGTCTACAAGTACATTGGCGCTGAATATATAACCAAGGGCTACCGCACTTTCAAGGGCGAGCCCCTCCTTGAATACAGCATCAAGGATCTGCAGAATAGTTTTGGATTGCAGACCGATGCAATCTGGCATGAAGCCTTGTCCCGCATTACCGAAGACAAACGTTTTTACCTGACCGCGGTTCTCAGACGCGGCACAAAGCTCTCAACCATGGGCCGGATCAAACTGTCCACGATCCACGGAGCCAAGGGAGGCGAGGCGGATAATGTGCTGCTGCTCATGGACCTCTCACCCAGATTTGCGAAAGAGTACGCAACCAACGGTGATAACGTCCACCGGCTCTTTTACGTAGGGATAACCCGCGCTAAAAAGGCATTGCATTTAGTTTTACCCAAACATATTGAAAAAGGCTTCAAAATATGAAAAAAACCATACCCCTTTTTCCCACCCAAACAGAATGGTTGGCTCCAGAAGTATTCCCCAACCTGTCCACAGCGAAAGAAATAGCAATTGATCTTGAAACATGCGACCCCAACTTGGAATCCATGGGCCCGGGATGGCCTCGGAACGACGGTTTCGTTGTCGGCTACGCCATTGCCGTCGATGGATGGTCTGGATATTTTCCGGTGGCGCATCAGGGTGGTGGAAATCTGGACAGACGAAGAGTGGAGAGATGGATCACGGACGTACTGGCTTACCCTTCCGATAAGGTTATGCATAACGCCGCCTATGACTTGGGGTGGCTACAAGCAAGTGGTTTTAAGGTCAACGGACGGATCGTTGATACCATGCTCGCTGCCCCAATTCTTGACGAAAACCGCTTCAGCTATGCTCTCAACTCCTTGGGATTCGACTATCTTCAAGAAATCAAATCAGAGCAAGGGCTCAAACAAGCCGCTGCGGACTTCGGAGTTCATCCAAAAAAAGAACTTTGGAAACTACCCGCCATGTATGTGGGAGAGTACGCTGAACAGGATGCAGCGCTCACACTGAAACTGTGGCAAGCATTCAAGATCCGCATGCGTCAGGATGAAGTGGAATCCATCTTCAACCTCGAAACAGAAGCCTTCCCTGTCCTGCACAACATGACAAGCCGCGGGATCCGGTTTGACCGCCCCAAATGTGAACAGCTAATCGATCAATTGATTCAGCGTGAGAAACAAATCCACAAGGACCTCAAGTCACTCATCGGATCCAACGTCGATATCTGGGCCGCACAAAGCATCGCCCTAGCCTTTGACAAGCTTCACCTGCCCTATGCCAAGACCGAGAACGGCCAACCGAGCTTTACAAAAGGCTTCTTGGATGGCTGTGAGCACCCGATTGCCAAGATGATTGTGGAGGCGCGCGAGACCAACAAAACGCACAGCACCTTCCTGCAGCCGTACCTTAACTTCAGTGCCAAGACCGGCCGTATCCACCCGCACGTCAATCAGATGCGCTCAGATGATGGCGGCACCGTTACAGGACGTCTGTCCATGGCCAATCCAAATTTGCAGCAGGTCCCTGCCCGCCACGAGATCATCGGCCCCATGGTGCGCAGCCTGTTCCTTCCCGAAGAGGGCGAGATGTGGGCATCAAACGACTTCTCTTCACAGGAGCCACGCCTCTTGGTTCACTACGCTTCCCTTCTTGATTTACCCGGAGCCGATATCATGGTTTCTGCTTATAGGGAAAACCCCAATACCGACTTTCACCAGATGGTTGCCGAGATGGCCGGCATCAACAGAAAAGCTGCCAAGACCATTGGCTTGGGTTTGATGTACGGCATGGGCAAAAACAAATTGGCAGCGCAACTGGACCTAAACCTTGACGAAGCGTCGGAACTTATCGACAAGTTCCACCAAAATGTTCCGTTCCTCAAGGGCACAGTCAATGCCGTAATGAAACGAATCGAGCATCCCGCATCCAACGGATCCATCCGCACCCTTCTTGGCCGCAAGTGCCGGTTCCCCCTGTGGGAGCCGATGGAGTGGGGCGTGAACAAAGCGCTGCCTCGTGAGCAAGCCGTCATGGAATACGGCCAACGGATCAAGCGCGCAGGCACCTACAAGGGACTGAACCGCCTTATCCAAGGGTCTGCAGCCGACCAGACAAAGGCAGCAATGGTTGCGTTAGCTCGGGAGGGGATCATGCCCATGCTGCAGGTTCACGATGAACTGGCATTGAGCGTCAAGACAAAGGAAGAAGCGCAGCGTGCAGCAGAAATTATGGCAACGTGCGTCAACATGCAAGTCCCCAGTCGGTGCGATGTGGAAATCGGACCAAGCTGGGGAGAAGCAAAGTAATCAGCGGATGCGGCCGTTGAGTCTGTCCGCTACCAACTGGGCGTAGCCGGCGATATCTAGCCAGTGGTCAACCACATCAGGATTGCCGTTGATGATGCGGCCAATCTTGTGGATGATCATGTCCAAGGACTCCGCCTGATCATGTGCCAACGTTTTGTCACGATTGTTCAAAGCGGCTTGTACAACACGTTTCAACATCTGCATGACTTCAGCGCCCTCGATAAACTTGCCGTAGTCCACGGCCCGAGCGTCAAGGGTCTCGTCTACCTCAGGCATTGGCAGCATCTCGGGCGGCTGCCATGGATCGTCGTACATCTCAATTCCCGTTTGCTCAAGCTCGTCGTCGTACTTAAACACGCCCTGCTTCAATCCTTCTTTGACGTACTCGTCTAACGGCACGCCCATTGCTCTTGCAATTCCTATCTGACTAGCAGACACGGTGACCTTGCGTGCAGGGGCAAGTGTGGCCAACTGCTCAGACTTCTTCGGGAACACAAAACCTTCCTTTTTCATCTTATTGCGCAGGCCATAGATTGCCTGCTTGCTCAACCCAAACCGGACAGCTACCTCATTCGGTGCTGCAGCAGGATTACTCTCTATAAACGACTGAGCGCGTTTGGTTTTAGAGGGGACTTTACGTTTAGTTGCTTTCATTTTGGACTTTCTTGGTTGTTAAAGATTTCATAATATTTCTTAGGCATTGGTGCCTTCTTATCTAACAGGGCGCGCAGCCACTCCGCGCCGCCCAATTGGTTGAGGATCATCCACTGCCGGTCAGACATCCTCACTTGTCTTCCGATCAGTGGCTCGGGTGGTTTGGGTCTTGGCATGTTCTAATAAATTCCTTGTCGTTACTCGTTTGGTCCAACAGCAAGCGCAAATCCACCTTGCTGCACTCATTTGTATCCCACCTTCCGGTGGGCGTTTCTTTTCGCATTTATTACAAAGTTGTAATGGATGGACATGCTGCTTGCTTCCAAGCACTAGGTGTTGACTAGTAAAGCTCACGTTTTCATGCTCCTGATGTAGACAGCGAAACTGCCTGTCGTGTCCGGCCCGAAAGCCTTCATCTTCTCAATTTCCTTAGCTACCTCCTCAAGGACCACGTTGCGCTGCATCGGAGAAACATAAAGATCAAAGTGATACGGCTGACCTTCAATATCTTGCAAGATTTGCTTGCCCAGATTGCTGTGCTTTTCCACCTCGTTAAAAGCTTCGTCCTCTTCTTGTG